TTAACAGCTTTGTCATAAGCTGTAATCTCATCTGCTGTCAAAGCATCAGTAGCCCACGCTGTCATACTAGCATAAGCTTCTTCTCCACCCGCTGCTTCTTTAGCCTTAAATTCCCACTGTGCAGCCAATGCTTCTTGACCTGCAATATAAGAATCTATAGTTGCTTCTGGGATTCCACCATTAACTAAACTTGCTCTACTATCCTCTGATAGAAAACCTTGTTCAGCATACTCAGCAGTCAGTTTATCAAAATCCATACCAGACTTCTCAACTAACGCTTTAGCTGCATCTGCATCTTTATCAGCTTTCTTGGCTGTGATTACGTCTGCCTTGGCTAGAGTGAGTGCTTCATCTGCAAACTCAAGAGCATCTAAATCCTCCTGTGTAGCATCATCAGCTTCGGCTTTTTCCTTAGCTGCATCATGTCTCACTTTAGCTAAAACTACTGCATCTTCAGGATTAGCCTTTTGTGCTACTTCTGTTTTAGCTTTAGTTTTTCCTCTACCCTTCTCTAACTCATTATATGATTTAGTTAAAGAAGCATAATCTACTTCTCCTGTTTCTTTATTATAGAACTTATCAGGGACACCATCTGGTTTAGCTGCTACTTCTACAGGTGCTTCTTCTTCTACTGCAGCTTCCTCTGGCTGTTCAGTCCCTTGACTCGCATCAAACTTATCTGCCATCTCTTTGTTATATGCATCAGTACCCGCTTCTGGTGGTACATCTACACTGGTTTCTTCTACACTATCCAGGTTTGCCATTCTAACTATCAGTTCTCACAGCATCGTGTGACTTTAGCTTTGTATCTTTTAGCTTTACTTCAGGTTTAACTTCACCCTTTACCACGGGTTTAACCTCTGGTTGTTTATGTACTGGAATTGCATTTGCCATAATTTTGTTGCCTCTATATATAAATTATTAAACTTCAGGTGGTGCTTCTTCGCCCCCACCCTGTGCCAGACCATCAGCATTAATATCCTTCAACATTCCACCTGCTTGTGTAACAGCATTAGGGCCGAGTTTATCCATCATCTGCATCTGTTGCTGTTGCTGTTGGGCTTGTTCCTGTTCTGCTTGTAAATCTTCTGGTGATTTAACTAACCCTTTCATATCTATCCCACGGGCAACACCACTTCGTTTAATGTAATCACTTGCAACAATGCTTTGGGCTACAACTTCAGGCCCAAGTACAGATATATCTTCCATCCATGCTTTAAGTTTCTCAGCATCCTGACCACGACCAATAGCATCTACACCTGTAGTTACCTGTGGGCGTACCATACCTTTCGGTAGCACTGGGAGTTTCTTTTGTTTCTCCATACGAGACATAAGGATAACTACTAGGGGTAACTGAAACTCCTGTGACAGCGTAGAGTATATTCCACCCAAGGCATTTTCTAATTCATTAGCCATGAATCTAATTTCCTCTGCTGTCACCCTTTCACCATTACGTTGGATTGAAGTGTTCATTAGAAAAGCTAAACCTAGTGCTTGTTCTAACCTCTGTATTGTCTGTGCTGCTACTTGAAAGTCAGCTTGTTTCTGTAACTGTAGTACACTAACATCATCTGCATTGCCTATGATAATATCACCTGACTCTGATTCAGTTATGTCGGCTGCTTCTGTGACTGCACTTGGGCGTAGCATGAACAACACTTTAGCTGCTGCTGCACTACCTTGTACAATTGCTTTGGTTAAGAACTCAAGGGATTGAATATCACCTTTGTATTCCTCAACGTATCCTCTACCATAATCCTCGCCTGATATACCTGTGAAACGTAAGACAGAAAAGGGTGACTTATCAAGAGGGTATTCACCCTCACTTCCTGGAACTAATACTCCACCCGCTTCTTGAGATACATACCACTTCTTCCCATGTAACTTTACACAAGTATATAATGCTATAATTTTCTCACCATTCTCAGTGACACTAGACCCCGCTTCTCCTTTAACCTCACCTTGTATTTCTTCAGGCAAGTCTGAAACGGACACATGCTCCTCGGTGATGAGTTCTAGTAGTTCCCCCATTGGATCACGCCTAGCAACGTATCGACCCAGTGGAAAGATTTTCATACCCCCTTTCGGATTTAAGTATGTAGCTACATTACCTGCAACTAATAAGTGTTTCAGAGATTCAAATACGGCAGGTCTGATTGCCGATGTCTCAATCTCGGTCATCACACTACGTTCCATACTGTTAAATGTTTCTTCTACTTCGGCTCGTAAACCCTCTTTGCCCGTCAACTCAGCCAGTATGAAGTCATCCACAACTAGCTTAAAGAACGGGGCATTAGGTGGTAGTAGTGTTATCAGTAATTTAGATGCTAAGTTATTAACCCCCCTTGCTCCGAGTGATTGATATGGTGAGGGTAATACTGTTGCTCCCCCACTTCCATCAGGTGGTATAAGAGATGGAATAGTCAATACACTGCATGACCTAGCCCGTTGAAGATAGGGGTCACGGAAGGTGGTTAACCTGTTGTACCTTGCTCGTTTAGTTCCTGCTTCTCCTTCGGGAATTTCTTCCATATACTCTTTCATATACACTTAACCTTTTTAATATTTTATAGACAAGCCCGTTGAGCTTTCATTACGGTTTATCTTGAGTGAATCCCCAGAGGTGGCCTTCTTCTTAGTACCTCTTTGCCTTTCTACCCTCTCCTCATCCGCAGCTATTGAAGCTCTCTTCTCACTTCTCTCTCTTAATTCCCTGTCCCTCTCTATCTGCGCTGTACTTGGCCCACTACTTGCCTTTCCTCCTCCGCCTCCCATACACATATTACTTCTCCCTAATTAATTGATAGCCCTGACCCACTAGAGGACTGCTTATCTAGGGGTATAGTTAACCCCTTCCGCCCTTTTCTCCTTAGAGTCTTATCATTATCTTCTAGCTGATCAAACTTATCTTCAGGATTGAGTAGGGCTGACCTTCTCTCATTAGCTCGTTCTTCTGCTAGTCGTTCATTCTCACGAGCCTGTTCTTTTGCTGCTGCACTTGGTCCACCGCCACCGCCCATACACATACGGAATCTCCTTGAATTATTATTAGTCATACCTACCATCATCCAGTTTAGGATCGAACTTACCCGTACTGGGTATTTTACTTACTTGTCCGACTAATCGCTTTCCTCTACCTTTAACCTGTTCATACCAATCTGATGTTTTATACTTATTATTTTTCTTATCCCACGTAAATTGCATCTCATGTGCAACTTTCTTACTGTCTCCTGCAACTAAGCCCTTCCTCATCTGCTTGAACTTACGTAACCCCTTTCTTCCCAGATTGAATGCCATGTTTACCAGAACTTCTCGCTGCTCTTCAGCCATCGGGATATCCCCATAGAGTGCCTCAACATCATCGTTAGCATCCTTCAAATCAGCAGCAAACCACTCATCGGCTTCCTCCTGTGTAATCTCCATACCCTCTGGGGTTAATCCTACCTGTGTCTCTTTTAATTTTTTTAGTTCTGGATTTGTGAGCAAGTGCCCATTACCCACAGTATACTTACCCTCCGTGTCCTTATAGACTTTATGCTTGTCTTTGTCATTTACACTTTGCCAAAAACCATTTTCATTTTTTACCTCACCCTCATCTGCCCTAATTTGCTTCTGTGCTTTAGTATACTCAGGCATTATAGTACCCCCTCAGCTAACACATTAGTATTAACCTCATCAAATTTAGCTTGTAGTATCTCAGCTACCGAGCACTGGCCTTCTCTAAACCAAATTTCATTAGGCTGCGCCTGTAGATTCAGAGGTTCTCTTGGAAATGTCTGGGCAATAGCTTCAATTAACTCTGGTGTTAGTAATGCACCTAGTTTTTTTCCTCTTCCATTCCGTATTGCCATAGTTTTCCTGTAGTTAATAGCACTATTTAAACTGGTTTATTCCTATACTGAGGGACAGTGTGGTAAAAAAACCGCTAACTATTTGATAGTTAGTGGTTAAGTGCTATTTATTCCTCTCTTAATGCGGGTGTGTGGCGCAATACTTCTTCATGAATTAATTTGTCTAGGTAATGCTGTGCTTTATACAAGTCTACTAGCCCACCTTTACTCTTATACCTACATATATATTTAATTATATTGCCCTCCAGGAATCCTATATCGTTGGCACGTATAAAATCCCAAGGCTGTATCTTTTGTAGATAGTGATCCCCGCCTACTTGTGTATCATTTGGCTTATTCATATGTATGCCCCTTAAACTTCTCAGCGACAGAGAAATCCTCTATCTCTTTAATAAAATCAGGTACAGTCAGAAACCTACCATCCCCTAGTACTACATAGCAACTAGCAGACTGCACATCCCAGATAACTCTAACCTGTTCTAGTGGTACATAATTCTGAAAGTTAACACACTCCTTAAATTCCTCAATGGAACTCAACCGCTGAGTCACACCATTGTGACCCACGGCTTTAGCCCCTTGTATAAAGTGGTGCATTGAGAATAAAGCTAATGCTACTACTACTGTAAAACTAATTATCTTATTTCGATTCATCTGGACTCCATAGTATTGGTTGCCACAGGGGGTAAGTACCACGATCTACATGACGTAGTATTCGTGCCACCCTTGCCTGTACTAGCGCATCCCCTTCTGTCATACCCGCAGCTTCATACGTGTTAACTACCATACGCCACCAGTTTTTCTGAGGTGTGTTATCCAGTAACCTGTTGGCTTTGATCTTACCTATACCCTTGCACCCTTTGTAACCATCTACTGCATCACCCATAAGAGTCTGCAACATAT